GAAGAACGGTTGACAATACCCACCCCCCCACCCCCTACCCTAAAAAAAAGAGAAAAAACATAAGGGCTGACCCCCGAAAAAAAATATCGGCATTTTTGAAATAAATCGGGGTATGCTATATTACGCAAACCCATACAAAAGCAAGCTTTTGTGGGTTTGGCATTGTTATTTTCCTTTTCTTTTTTTGGATTACGTAAATTTGCATCTAAGGTTTTCTTTAAAACGCATTTAAGCCCTCTTTTTTACGTGTGTAACCCAGTACTATAGTGGTTTTTTTCGGCTCGAACTTTTCACTATCTCGATTTTTTTCGGTTCTAAGTTATAAGTATCTCGATTTTTTTTGTATGTAGTCTGTGTGCATTCCCAAAAATTTCGTTTTAGCTTGCTATGTATCGAAATAGTTATATAAGCCAATTTATATATTAATACATATCATTATTGGAGTTGAAATTTATGTTACTAAATGAGAGGCATAAGGCGTTCTGTCGTTATTATGTTGAGAGCGATAATAAGCGTGATTCTTATTGTCGTGCCTATCCCAACTGTAGTCCTGAAAGTGCCACCGTATTAGCCAACAACCTTTTAAACAAGCCTGAAATTCAGGCATATATTAACAAACTTCGTTTAAAGGCTGAAAGGCAGGCGGTATTGTCGGTCTTAGAAAGACAGGCTATTCTTGCTAACATTGCTTTAAGCGATGATACACGCAACGCAGACAAGATTAAAGCTATTGACTTGATTAACAAGATGACTGCTCTTTACACAGTTAAGAATTTAGAAGCTGTTGAAGAAGCACAAGCTAAACAAAGGGAAGCCAATCCTTTACAAGATTTGAATCCTGCTGCGTTAGTAAAACTTTTAAACGAATTGTAATTGAGAACCTACTATGTCATCGGATTTAACCACTATCGACCAAATTCGTGGTATGCTTGGTGAGAAAGGTGTTACCCACCTAAAAAATCAAGCGTTGTGCGTATTGGCACAATCTTCATTTTACCACTTTTGCCAAGCGTTAGCTCCCGACTTTTATCGAGATGACCGACCTTATATCGTTCATTTATGTGATGAGTTGCAGGCTTTCTTGGAATCTGATGACATTGTTTTGGTTTTAAACACTCCGCCTCGTTTTGGGAAATCCCGAACTGCTTCTTTGTTAATCACTTGGATTTTAGGTAGAAATCCTTCTTTAAAGACCATTACTGCTTCTTATAACAAGGATTTGTCTACTACTTTCTCTCAATCTGTTCGTGATACTATTCTTGCAGAACGCAACGAAGATGACGACCACATCGTTTATTCGGACATATTCCCAAAAACTAAGATTAAACAGGGCGATGGTGCTGTAAACCGTTGGTCTGTTGAAGGTGGTTTTAAGTCTTACTTGGCTACTTCTCCCAACTCTGCTGTTACTGGGTTTGGTGGGGACATCATTGTGTTTGATGACATCATTAAAAACGCAATGGAAGCCTACGATGAAACGATTAAAGACAGTCATTGGGAATGGTTTAGGAAAACGATGTTCTCACGTACTGATGGTAACGATTTTAAGATAATTATCATTATGACACGTTGGGCGACTGACGATTTGGCAGGTCGTTTAATTGATTTCTGTAACGAACACGATGTTCCTCACAGGTCAATCCTTTACAAAGCTAAATCCGATGACGGAATCCTTTTATGCGAAGATATTCTGGATGAACAGAAATACAATTTAACCAGACTTATGGTTGGCGAAGATATTTTTAGTGCTAACTACCAACAAGAGCCAATTGACATCAAAAACAGGCTTTATTCAAGCTTTAAGACTTACGAGAAAGTCCCACAAGACGAAAACGGCAATCCTTTGTTTACTGCCATTAAAGCTTACGTTGATACCGCCGATTTGGGTACTGATTACTTGTGTATGTACATTTATGGTGTTTTCGAACGTGAAGCCTACATTTTAGATGCTTATTATACGCAAGACCCAATGGAAATAACTGAATTAGAAGTCGCAAGACGGCTACACAACTTTGAAGTCAACATTTGCGACATTGAAAGCAACAACGGTGGGCGAGGTTTCGCAAGGTCGGTTGAGAGTATCTTAGACCACAAATACCATTCAAACAAAACTAAAATTCAATGGTTTCACCAATCTCGAAACAAGGTTGCCCGCATTCTTTCAAACAGCACTTGGGTTATGAACCACATTTATTTCCCCGTTGGTTGGGAATTAAGGTGGGAAAAGCTATATTCACATTTAAGCTCCTATCAAGCCACGGGCAAAAACGAGCACGACGACGCCCCCGACGCATTGACTGGGGTTGCAGAAAAATGTGGCAACAAACCAAGATATTCTTTCGGGTAACCCCGACAGAAAAAGTATAAATACTTATACATCCTTTTAGGTATTGTGTCATAAAAACACATTCCATATCGAAGTATTGATAGTATTTCGGACTTTCATACCTGCTGCCCCGTTTCCACGGATTTCGGGGCATTTTTCCCATTCCATATTGTACCTTTCAGTCCATTGGGGACACCCCCTCGTGGTGTGGCGAGGGGNCGGCTTGGTTCGATTCCAAACAGGTGCGTTGCCTTTTTAGGCAAGTCTGTAAAAGCGGATGATTCAAAAGAAACAGACTCTGGATTTAAGATGTGTTGCTTAACCTCTCACATCTTATTTCCCTCCAATTTTACAAACATTTAAATATGTAAACACCATTTAATATATTGTACTCGGAACACTTTGGATTTTTTTTTCTTCCATACTGTATGTGTTTTGTATTCCAGCATTCTACTGTGTGTTTTTCTAATCTTTTTACACACAACCCTCCTAAAAAGGTGTTCCAAGTACCTCCTTTGTATTTTGTAGTCTGTACTAATTTAAAAACTTTTTTTTTGTCGGACTACATTTAATGAACTCATACAGTCTTACTCTATCATCTATAGATTGCTTTATATATATCGTGTACAATACATAATACTATGTCCGATTCACCCAGTATGTCTTATGTTCGCACGCTTGCACAAGCGTGGAAAGATTCAAAAGAATTAAAAGATATGCGTACTGCTGACGACTATTATGACGGTAAACACGCTATTCTTAGCCGCAAGAGAATGACAGAAGATGGGTCTGGTAACCTTGTTGTTTTATCTGATTTACCAAATAACAGGGTCGTTGACAACGTTTATCACATTCTTGTGAACCAGAAACGAGATTATTTATTCGCAAAGCCATTTAAGTTTACATCCGAAAACGAAACGTATAACACTCTTTTAGATGAATTAGTCGATGACGAGTTTCGAGAACTCGTTGCTGACGTTGCCCACGATTCCATAAATCATGGGGTTGCTTGGATGTATCCCTACATTAACGATGACGGAGAGTTTGCTTGCTATCGTTTTAAGGGCACTGAAGTCATTCCAGTTTGGAAAGATGTGTTTGAAAAAGAGTTAGATTATGCTATTCGCATTTATCATACTGTTGAGTTTGATGAAGATAAGCAAGAAGAAAAGGTTGTGGAGCATCTTGAAATCTACACAGCCGATAGCATTGAGGAATATGTTTTAGATGAAGATGGGCTTGACGTTAATTACAAATCCATTGGGAAAAAACCACACATAATTATAAACGATAAACCATACGGTTGGGGAAAAGTACCTTTAATCCCATTTAAGTATGCTCGGAACGGTAAACCGCTTTTAAACAGAGTTAAATCTCTCCAAGATGCTTTAAACTCTATTCTGTCTAATTTTATGAACGTTTTAGAAGAAGACCCACGCAGTTCGATTATGGTGGTTCTTAACTATGACGGTGAAAATAGACAACAATTTAAACGTGATTTATCCGAGTTTGGTGTTGTGTTTTTATCATCAATGGATGGTATTCCTGGCGATATTAAAACATTAACCGTTGAAGCCAATGCAGACAACTTTAAAGCGATTCACAAAATCATTGAAAGTAGGCTGTATGCTAACGGTGGTGGCTACGAAGCTAAGTTTGACAGAATGGGCAACAGTCCCAACCAAATGAACATTCAGAGTATGTATTCCGATATTGAATTGGATTCAAACAACGCTGAAATGAACTTTAAAGCAGGCTTCAAGCGACTTCTGTGGTTCTTCACTAAATATCTGAATATCATTGGCAAGGGCGACTTTACTTCTGAAAAGGTTGCAATCGTATTTAACAGAAACATTCTGATTAACGAAAGTCAGAAAGTAGTTGACTTATCTCTTCTACAACAAATTTTGTCTACTGAAACGATTTTAGAGCTTTTACCGTACAATATTGACGTTAAACGTGAACTTGAACGTATTGCGGCGGAGAAACGTGGCGATACTCCGACTAAATATGACCCTGTGAATGACCCAAACAACCCTTACAATTCGTGGGAGCACATCCGAAACGCTCAACTTCGTGCATCGGACAAAGAAAAAACGGAAAAAGAACCTAAAGAAGAAACCAATGAAGAATGAGGTATCAAAAATGAGAAAATCAGACCTAAAAACCAGACTTAAGGAACTGTTTCAAAGCGTT